ATGTCTCTAACTGTGCCATCAGCTTTTGTTTTATTAAATCTTTGTTGTAATGAATTTAAATCTTTGTTTTGACCTTGTACTACTAATGATAACTCTTTATTAGCTTTTTGAATACTTTGAACATCTTCTCTAATTTGACGAATTAATATCTGTTGATCAATTACTGCTTGTTCATACTTATCATTATTATTTTTTGAGATAGCTAACTGCTCTCTCATACCGGTTACATACCAGCCAGCAGCTAGTAAACTACCAATAATCAATAATATTAGTAATAATTTTATAATTGTACTTATACCAAACATTGTTTATTTATTTTTTACAAATTTTGAGATTAAAGGAAATACTTTATAAATTTCACAAGCACATTCTTTAGCTATGTCCATATGCTCTTTTTGAGTTCCATTTCCAGACCTAAGTTGAATATAATGTATCCAGCTTCTAAGAGTGCCATTCATATATAGTTTTGAAACTGTCAAACCTTCTGGCAAAAAACATCTAGCCTGCTCTTTTGCGACTCCTTCACTTATAGCTTCTTTATATAAAGCAACTGCTTTATCTACTAATTTTTTTTGACTAGCATGAAATGACATTTTTTTAAACATATTTTCACTTGTTCTTTCTAACTCAANACTATTTTGTCTATTTTTTGGATCCTGCAATCTTAGATCTCTGTTAACAAAATTTTCTTCTAAATTTTNTGTTGGGTCAGCATATCTTTGACTAAATTCTTGAAATGAAAAAGATCTNTGTCTTAACATCTGTCTTGCTATATCTCTAGTTGTATTAATTTCTAAACAAACATTTACCATTTCTAATGGTGACCAATGTTCATTGTTAATAAGATATGTAATTAATTTTTCAGATGTTTCATTATTTAATTGATTAGTTGGATTTGATACTCTTGCACAATATGCTACTAACTCTTGTAAATTATCTATTCCTTCTATTTCAGATTTGGTATAACTAATTAAATTTACATTCATATTCTTTTCCATCCCACAAATTTTGCTTTAGCTTGTAATCCACTAAAAGTATTTTCTTTAATAATCTTAAAAACATTTATGTTAAAATTAACCATTTCATTAACATCTTTTTGTTCAATTGTCTGAGGCCATATAACACAGTTATAACCTTCGTTTATGGTTTTTTCTATAACATTACACACCTCTTTATTTCTTGGTTGATTATCGTGTACTATTACTAAATTATTTTTTACTATTTTTAAATTTTTAATTCTATTCATAGATAAACCAGCAACTGCAATACAGTTATCTATAAACAAACTATCTATTGGTCCTTCCACAACGTAAACAATTTTTTGTGAATTAATTGAATTTAAATTAAAAATTAAAGGCTTATCATCATGTAATTTAACTGTAATATATCTAAGAGCTTCACCTCTAATAGCTCTACATGTTACTGCAGTTAAGTTTTTATCTTCATCATAAAAAGGAAATACTAATCTTGGTTCTGTACTTCTAATACTTGTTTCATAATCACTATTTAATTTAACTATCTTTTTAATCTGATCAATAAAATATATATCTTTAAATTTATCAACTGGAATATTTCTACTATTAGCAAACTTAACTGCTTCATGTTCTTTATCTAATTCAGTTAAACTAACTACTATGTCATCTAATAACTTTTGTGGTTTACTTTTAAACTTTGGTTGTTCAAATACCATTGTGTTAACATTACTAACATTTTTATCCGAATAACTTTCCATTTTGTATTCATTGTATATTGATTCATCTAACTTTTTTAAAAACGTAGCAAACTGCATTGAAACATCACAATTGAAACATTTGTAAAACATATTGGTTTTATGTGAAAAGAAGTATCCTCTAGCTTTATTTTTTTTCTTGGCAGAATCCCCACACAAAATACATCTACAGTTATATGTGTGATCTTTTTTCTTTTTAAATAAAGGAAGTTTATTACTTATTAAACTTAGATATTTTTGATCAATGTATAATGACATTAAGCCATTTTACAACATTATATAATATTTTCCAACTTAATGTGAGCTAGTATATAACCCACTACCAATGCCCCACCCATAATCATCCATCTCCATCTTTCTATTTGTGCTAACTTATCATGAAGATTTCTATTTTGTTGACAAGTTACTTTATTATGTTCATCCATCTTTACTACAATCTTATTTAACTTATGTTCAAAGTCTGAACGTAGTTCATCTCTCAAATCACTTACGCGTGAATGAAGAGTAGCATAATTTTGATCAGTTTGAAATTCAAGTTTTTCAACATTATGTACTACTATGTTCATATTGTTCTCTAAAACTGATAACCTTGCTTCAGTGGATTCTTTGGTATTTTTAGGATCTGATTCCATTGACTTGTAAATTTAAATTAGCTTGATCTTTTTTATTTATATTTTGATATCTTCTTTGTGCCTTAACTGGTACACCCATTGTATCTGGGGTAAAACCGGCAATCCCGCCTCCACCAGCATTGTTAGCTGGAATATCTTCATCAATAAACTGCTTAAATGTTAATGTAAGATCTTTGTTTAAAAATCTTTCAACTATTACAACTTCTTCTTGTAAATTGTCTTTAACTTTATCTAAAAATACAGTTTCTAACTCTACAGGTTCATGTTGAAGTTCAAAATTTTCTCTTACCAATGCCAAGGCAGCTGCATAAGACAAAACTTTTTTATTTTCAATTGGTACTCTTTCAATTATTTTTTTTATTCTAAAAACTAATCTGTGAAGAATTGTATACGCATCTCGTTCATTGACTGAGTTTAGAGTTCTCATTTTTTTTAATTCTTTGCCCTTGCTATCTATAATACCAAGCTGATATGCTTTGGTTTCTGCAAAAGGTTGAGTTAAAAGTCTTAGAATTCTTAAAGCTATTACACCATCAACAAATCTACCCATTATATATTCCTCAGTGATTCTAGTGTATCAGCTTCTTGTATTATTGACATATTATCCATTGGCATTACATTTAAAAAAAGTAAAAATGATTTAAGTTTACCCCAGTATGTTTTATCAATTTTGTAGAATAACATCTGAGCCGTAGCTTTTACACCAAACAAATTATAAAGAATAATCAAGTGATTAATTATTAATCTTTCTTTTAAATCATCACCAGCGTGGTGTTTCTTCAACAATCTTTTAACATAGCTAAATCTTTTTAAATCATCTCTAAATTCATCCAGTCCTTTACAAGAAGGATTATCATAATGTTTCATGGCATAAATTATAAAGTTATCATCATTTAGTTCATACATATTATTAATAAGTTACGTTTGCCGTACCTCCTATAACGTACCACCTATCTCCTTGATACATAAGTGTTGCAGTTTGACCCGAAAAGAAAAATTGTACGTTTGCATTGCCAGCAACATTTGCTTTGTTAAGAGTAAATGTACCACCTGCATTTGCACCAACTAAAATAGTTTTTAACTGACCATCAGTTTTACCTTTATGTATAGTACAAACACCGTCAGTTCCAGGAATATTTAAAATAGTAACTGGAAGTGTGTTAGATATAATACCTGCTGAACCAAGAGTCTGTCTAGCACTTCCAATTGTAATATTACCTGTAAATGTTGGATTAGTGACATTTGTAAAAAGAGTATCTACTGTTACTCTTTTACTAGCGCTTGATTGAATAAGATATAACGAATCGCTGCCACCTGTAGTGGTGGCAGCTGTTAAATCCGATACTTTTGAATCAGCCATTAAGCAGTAATAGTAACTGTAACTGATTCTGAATTAGCAACACCAATAACACCAAATTCATTAGTTGTTGTTGCATGACATATAAACACTTGGCCAGCAACATTAGATACGTTAGCAATGAATAAGACATTAGTTGTATTACCTGAAATACCAGCTGGATCTCCACGACCACCTGATCCAGTAGCTGGTACATCTAAGAAAGCTGTTGCGGCTTCTGAAGCCTTAGACAACCATCTATATGTTACCGATCCACCTTCAGGAACTGTAATAGCATTTGCAATTAACCTTACGTTAGCTAAAGCTACGTTTGCTATTGCACCTCTACCTGCTCCACCAGAATTTTTTGGCTCGTCTTGGAAATGTAAATTAAACTTATGAATTTCACTCGGATAGTCAAATAAGTGTTCTATACCATTTTTAGACATGGCAACTAGTTGCTCAGTCTTATGGCGAATTTTACCAGCTCTATCTCTATGAGTAGACATATGAACCCAACCAGGCGTCTTAATATTTTTCTCATGCTTATTAACTGTTACATTAGCTTGGTTCTTATCAATACCATATACTCTTTGAATAGAATATACATTTCTTGTACCTGGATTTTGACCAATATTACCTCTGTTAACTCTTGCAGTACCAGAAGCAATGTTAGCAATATACTTAGGACCTTGTTGTATACTTGGATGTACTAAGTTTGCTGTAATTGGTGATGGTGATGCAAGTGTAATTACATTTGATCCAGGAACACTTAAAATTTGTATTTTTGGACTGTCCCCAGGCTTACCAGCATCAACCAACGCTGTAGTTGTTGGTAATCTTAAATAATCACCTGCCATAATTCCACCAGTTGGTGATTTTGCTACATTACCATATGCGTTAGATACAAAATCATAGTTAGCAGATGTAGCTGCTTGTGAATTACCATGCGCATTACTTACTCTCGTACTACCAACAGTAAGTGTTACATTAGCAATTATAATTATGTTGTCTTCGCGACCCCATGCGGCCATATTTTTTCTCCTTAGTCTTCTTTTCTTTGATCTGTTGTCCCAAGATTTTCAACTCGTCTTACACTACCGTAATGGATATGTTTCTTTGATGTTCCTTTTTTATCGGTAACTGTATACTGAGCGGATACTTTTCCATCTTTAGTTCCATATTTAGGAGCTGAGACTTTAGATCCCGCATCTTTATGAACTTTGATTCTGTCTTCGATATCAGACTTAGTTACATCTTCTATTATTAATCTTAGATCTTGGTTGTTAAAATATTCTTCAGCTAATTCAACTGCAATATCTTCATCTACTGTATATGATTGTGCAGCAACTAAAAAATGTTCATATGTAATTTCTTCAGGTAATTCTATAGTAAAGGCATCATGTTCTATAATAGTAAAATCTACTTCTTCTTTCTGAAGTTGATCTTCTGGTCCTGAAACTGTATTACCGTTATTAGCTATTGTTGTTGCAAATGGACCTTTTTTCATTTTCTTGCCATTCATCATATGACCTTCTGTTTTAATCTTATGCCCCATATCAGCAAGATCATCTATATGATTATCATGTATGTGTTCACCAACTTTCAAACCACCTTGGGCTTTTACCTTTGTTCCAACTTTGGTAACCTTATAAGCAGGTAATCCCTCAACCTTTTTTCCAGGTACAGATGTAACATGAACGCCCATTGGATGGACTCCAGTATGATTGGATTCATCTATCCTATACTCTTCTGGATTAGGAGCTAATCCTTGCACTAATATTTTTAATGCTTCATGCTCATAATCGTTTAACTGTTTGCCACGATAAGTGGCTACTTTTTTATCCATGTCTGTTCCTTACATTTTACTTACTGGAGTGCTACTCCAGTGCTTACAAGACCAATATCGCGCTTTAGTTTTTGGACCTGGGCTATCGCAATTATGTCTTGCTCTAAAACTTTTCTTTCTTGCTGGCTGATCCCTCTTTATTGATAGGTTAGGATCTCCAAATGTTACTTTTACAACATTACCTTTTTCATTCTTAACATATACTGCTCTCTTCTTAGGACCACCTGGTGTTAAAAATGGCTTGTTAAGTTTTACTTTCCTGCCACCTTTTTCAGCTTGTTCATCTAACTCACCCCAGTCTTCATACAACTCTTCTCCAGTTGGTTCAAAGTTTTCTTGAACTGTTCCTAAGAAATTATCTTCAATATAGTTATTAAACTTTTTCATACAATTCCGACCAACATTTTAACTGCTTGTTTCAAATATCTAGAAGTTTGCTCATCTGCAAATGCATCCTCAGCATGAAAACCTTCTTCAACACTCATTATTAACTTATTTTTTACTTCAACATCAATTCTACCGTTATTAAAATCAGCTAATATTTCTAACAATTCTCTTGTTAGTTTACCTTTTACGGAGTCTTCGTTGACGTATTCATTAAGGTCTTCTACGTTCATCTACTACCCCATGCCTTTTTTAAAGTTAATAATTTTAAATTTGCTAATTTTAAAAATCTTTCACAAGTTTTAATATCATCAGAATAATCCATAGCATTGTCTATATCTTTTTTAATACTACCAACAGTCTTTAATTGTGGATCATTGGTAAATATAGTATATTCATGTAACCATACTGACTGATAATAAGCATTTTCTAATGAGTCATAATCTTCACAAAATGCATCATTCATAGTTATTTTAGTATCTACGTAACCTAATGCCAATGCAGGATCATGTTCTTTTACGTTCATAATTCCTGATATAGTAGAACATCCAGTTAAAAACACACCAAAAATAACTGCTATAACAAAATTTTTCATATTATTCTTATTTATCGTTTTTTAGTCCTGTAGCTTGCAATACGTTTTTGTTCAATCTTTCTTATTTGTGGTAACATCTTTTGAGCTAATGATCTTTGCAATCCAGATTGACCTAATCTTTTTACTTGGTTTTCTAGTCTATCTTTCTCTGCTGGAGACAATGATGCCTTATTTCTACCTTTTAAAAATCTACCATATAATGCTCTTCTAGCAGCTAAGTTAGCCCTTCTTTGAAGAGTCTTCATATCAGATGTTCTTCTGAGTTTTAATCCTTTTGCTATTCCTCTTTTACCTCTGTATCTTTGGAAAGTAAGTCTTTTCTTTAGTCTTGCTTGAGCAGATAATGCTTCATCTAAATTATCTTCATAATCACATTCGAGTTCTTCAACATCATAAAAATCTATTATATCTTCCCACAATAAAGAATCAGCTATACATTCTATGGTATACATATTTAAATTTTCATCTTCGCTTTCTCTTAAATCTTTATCAGCTCCGTGATATGTACCTTTACCTTTATTAATATATGAATTTACTCTTGCCATGGCCCATTGTTGAGGACTTGTACCTGGTCTATGTCCAGTCTTCCATGCAGCCATTCCTCTGTTATATACTTTTCTTAATGTAGATAAAGATATACCAGATTTTTTAGCTTTATCAGAAAGACCTTTAGCTTCATCTAAATTTTCTATTTCTTCAGATGTCATTTTATCTTCTCCTGATAACTTTAACATTGTTTTCATATGACCTTCCATATATTTTTCGTGTTCGTCTACAACACCAAGATTATCTAATATATTATGTGCTTGATCATAATGATGTTCAAATTCTCTCATTTGTGATTTAGTAGCAGCACCTTTTTCTTGTGCTAATTTTTCAATTTGTAAATAATTGTCAGTAGCTAACATAGCAGCTTTAGTTAATTCTTTTTGAACTGCTAAATCTCTTGGGTTTCTGTTTTCTGTGTCCATTTTAGTATGTATTCATAAAGTCTTGTTTTTTACCTATCTCAGTAGCTCTTTGAGCTGTATTGAGTGCCTCTGCTTCTTTATCTACATTTGTTATTAATTCACCTTTATCTAATTTAGATGCCATTTTTTTAAATGCAGTAACTGCTCCAGGACATATATCAAATGCTTTTGTAGCAATACCATCAAATTCTACCTGATCGTGTTTTTCTTCAACTAATGAAAATTTTCTTAACAGCATTGGTATTTTCTCCTCACCAAATTTTTTCTTATAAGCTATAGTATGAACTGAAGGTTTTGTTTTTGCATTTTTATCTCCAGGAGCTGGCTTATAAGCTGCGGGATCCCTGTCATCCATTTTAGTTTGTTTTTTAAACTGTGCATCTCTTTTTTCTTTAGTCGACTTAGATAAACCAGAATGATACTTAGCAGGTTGTGTACCTTCTCTTTTCTTTATATCTGAATCTTGTCTAACTTTATCTTTCATGTGTTGAACTTCTAAAACAGTTTCTGTTTTTTTGTTCTTTTGTTCACCAGGAGTCATACTTTTCATATGTCTTGTAGCTTCTGGTGTACCCCACTCATATTTGTATTCTTCTTTTACTGATCTTATATGATCTGATATTTCTTTTGCTTGTGGATGTAATGCTTTTGGCAATCCTGCTTTAAAACTTTTCATATCGCCCGATCTTGCATGAGCTCTCATCTTAGTACCAGACATTCCTTCTAAACCTTTTCCTTCTTCTGATCTTTCACCTGCTACATGTTTAGTTATAGACTTAAAATTATAATCACCATGTCTAAGACCTTTTTTACCATTATAAGTAGTTAACATTTTATGAAAGCTATCAGCTCTAGGTCTATCACCAACTATATGTAAATGGTTAATACCTTTATTATGCAATTTAGTTGCATGGTGTAATAACGAAGGAGCATCTTTATCTGAATGAGTAACATTAACTCCTTTTGGTGCAACTTTCTTTATATACTCAACTTTCTTTTTTAACGGTATAGGATTCTTAGCATTGCCTTCAGTATGAGATGCAATTACATGAGCTTCACCATTGTGTTTCTTGGCTACCTCATGTACTTTATTCAAAACTAGTTCATGACCTTTGTGTATAGGATTCATCCTAACAAAAGCCATTGAGGCATGTTTTTCTTCTGATTCTTGTAAAAAAGTTTTAAAGTCCATGTGTTATTTATGTTACTTTGCAATTACGTTTTTTATAAAGTTACCTTTTCGTACTAATTCATTATTACCTGTTTTCTTTCCTTTGGCAACTAACTTACTTCCATCACTCTTATCAATCTTCTCTGCAGCTGCTGCTCCAAGNTGTCTTGATACTAAACTTTTGTATCCACCTGGTTTACTTTTACCAAGTTTTTTCATCTTAACACCACCAATTGTTGGAGCNGCTTCTTCTATACTTCCTTCTTTGTAATATGGATTATCAGGATCTGCGTCTTTTGTATCATCTGGCCACCAGCTATTAGTATATATTTTACCTTTGTCAAACATATCTGTCATTTCATTTATTCTTTTTTCATATTCTTCTTTGCTTGGCTTTACTCTACCATACACTACATCAAGAACATAGTTTATTGTTACAGCATTAGCAGTAAGAGAACCACATCTTGCTCCTACTTCATTTTTAAGATAATCAATTAATATACTTTCACTACTGTTTACCAGAGACTCTGCAAACTCATGAGGTACTTTTAAATCCACATAACTATAAACAAAATCATAATGTGGAGAAGGAGATCCATGTAAAATGTATTCATCTTTTACCACAATTCTTTTTACACCATCTTTATTATACCATATAGCTCTAAATGGAGTCAATTCTGTAGGAGGACCAAAAGTTTCAGATAAATGCATTGCATATTTTACTGGACTTTCATTCTTCCAAAGCATATACGGATTAACCATATCATGCATNTCTTCTCTAAGATTTTTAAAAGTTTTCATTGTGATCCTCGTTCATCTTTTTAGTNTTTTCTTTCATCTGATTGATGAACNTTCTATAAACAGAAGCCGCTGTTGATTTACCAGCAACCTTTGCTCTTTGCTCCATTGCTATTGCTGCTTGAATTTTGTGAGCGTGGGTTCTTCCAGAACTTTTAATTTTTCTAATGCTTTGTTCAGCATCTTGTGTTGTTGCGAATTTAAGTCCTGTGATGGTNCCACGTGGTTCTTCGTCAGTGTAAAGGTCCGAATGTTTGTCNGANTTGGCTGGTTGATTAGCTTTCCTAGGAATCCTAGCTGCCTCATACATATTTCCTTTGTGTTTATCATAACCTTGTTTAGATTGTTTTTTACGATCAGAATGCTTTCCTGCACCAGATTTGGGTGCACTAAGATGAACCAAATTCCTTTGCTTTAATTGCTTTCTAGCTTGTTTAAAAGTTTTATTCATCTTTCTGTTGACATCCTGTTGCCTATAGCGTAAATTTGTCTATGTTGCCCCATGAAGAGAGGATAACTAATTTTCCTTTAATTAGACACCGGTGGCGTACCTTGTCCTGTTTGGAAATTCAATCGATTAAATTCTTCTCTATCATTGAGTTTAGTAGGCCTGTTATTTATTACAGCTACTGCACCTTCTGGTTTAACTGCTTGACCGTTAACGTGATGGTCAAACTGATTATGAGAAGATAACGCACCCACTAAAACATTCTTAGCATTTTGAACATGCTTATGTAATTCTAAAGTATTGTTAAAGTGTTCTTGATTATTATCAATATGTGCAACCATTGATCTACCTTTACCGATATGTCTTTCTTTAGCTGTTTCAGATTTAACCTTATCTGCTTTCTTTTGATGATGGTTAGTAATATGATCTTTTAATCCATCCAATGAAGGTTTAGTACCTTCTCTTATAGTTTTGTTTATATGCGTTTTCAACATAAGAGAATGATCATCAATCATGTGATCATGTTTCATCTTAGTACCAAGATCTGTAGCTGAACGCATATGAGATAGAAACTCATCTTGAGCCTTACCATCATACTTTAATTTTTTATGATCTATGCCTGGATTGATAATATGTACATCATCATGTTTACCAAAGTCAGTAGGTAGATGATTATAGTTTACTTTCATATCTTCCAGTTTATTACCTGAATAGGAAGTATATACAGCCATTCCCATTTTAGCTTTAGATATTTTCTTTCCATGATCAGAATTTTTAGGAGTAGAATATGTAATTGTGTTTGGAGTAAAATGATGCTTACCACCTTCTTCTCTAACATCTCCATCTTCTTTATGATACATGAAATCGCCTTGATATACTTTTCCTGGTTTAGTAACCTTAGGAAGATGATCAAGTGCTGCTTTGAGTTTACTAACTAAACCTGGAGCATGTCCGTGATTTTTCTCTATATCATCGTGACTGTAATTAATTTTTGGATTCTTATTAAATGCTGATTTAGATGCTACAAAGAACTTACCGTTTTCAGGATGATGACCAAATACAGTACTTGGAGATCCATCATACTTTGTAGTTACAGTAGCATCAGACTTTTGATTAGTCATTAATTGATGAGTATTATGAAGAGTATTAAACGCATGTTTAAACCCATCATCACCGGCATTGATATGATGATCTTCTGCATGCTCTAAGTGAACAAGTCTCGATTCATCTTGCTCTAAGAGAAGCTCTTCTTCTTCAACTAAAAATGTTTTGAATCTCATATACTATCCGTTAAAGGTTAATGAATGGTTTCATAGTACCAGATGTAACTACATCTATAGAAAGCATTTTTTTTAATTTGTCTAAACTTGTATTGCTAGGTATTATACCTTTAATGGTAGCATAATCAGATGAACCTTTTTTATTATTTAAAATAACCATTGCATGGTTACTAATATATTTTTCTTTAGCAACTTTAGCAAATTTATCCAATATGATTCTATATCTATTTTCATTAAGTCTCTTTAAAAAATCTCCTGCTGCAAATGTTGGTATAACTGTAGCAGTTGATTTTTCCTTTTCAAATCTTTTTGTTTCCGTATCTTCTAAGATTTGAAGAGCACCTCTATTCATTTTAGTTCTTTCAATATTTTTTACATTCAAATCTTTAGCTAAACTAACAAGATCTTTTGCAACTTCATCAAAACCTGCTTTTACATCTGTACCAAAATTAATATTTTTATAACTTTTACGACTTATATCATAATCCGCTGACTTTAATTCATATGGACTTTTTAAACCTTGGATGTCTCCCGACATTGTAGCTCCAGCTAAAGTTACTTTGTCATATATTAAATAAAACATTAATTCTCCTGGTCCAAATGCAGAAGCATTGATACCAATACTCTCTCTGTAAACAGCTTCAAAATTACTTGACTTTTTCATAGCATTGATAATATCATTTGTCTGAGCTATGTCTATATCATTACTGTCTATTGTATCTTTAAAATAAGTACCTTTATTTTTATTTAATATTGAAGTTGCATACAAATATTGTATTTCAGTTTTATGATCTGTGCTTTGAAAGTCAGCTGTATTTAAATTAAAAGATGTCACTCTTCTAGCTCTAGCAAGAAAACTGTTATCAAGTTTGTCTACATTGACTTTTATGTGATGGCTCATGATACTATTTAGTATTTTAATTAAACATAAAAAAACCCGCCGTAGCGGGTTTAGTAAAAAAGTCCAGGTTACGACCTTCCTGGGATACTTGTAAGGTGGGCGGGAGGAAGAGAGGAGGTTACGCCCGTATCCGAATTATGAAACTTTAAGTCCTCTTAACCTTTTTTATAAACAAAGGTTCCATTACCGTTTACAAAACCAGTAATCTTAGTACCAGCCTTACGTAGCTCTGAAATACGAGCTCTTACTGAATTAGCACTCACTCTGTAAAATGAACCAAGTGAACCAGCTGAATAAGATTTACCGCTCTTCAAGGTACTCATGATTTTGTCTGAAATTGACATAACATCTCCATTTAAGTTAAAAAATATACTACTCAAGTTTTACTACTCAATCTATATGATCTAATGTTTAGATCTAAATGTCAACCGTTACTCTCTAATTTTTTCAAGTCCTTAGCTGTTAATAATCTCTTTGATACTAACGTATCTACGATTTCTCTCACACCATTCTCTTTACCAGCAAAATAGCACATTAAGCATGCTCCGATTTGTAAAACAATACTAATAAATCCATATAAGTCCATATCAGTGTCCTGTCCAAGTGTATGCTTTCTTTAATAATTTCTTCTTTAAAGATAACCAATCTACACCTTTAAATGTTCTTTTATAAAAGTTCCATGAAGTAATCTTCTTATAATTATTTATGTTAGACAACACCTTTAATGGATCTGAATTAGGATAAAAGTATTTTATTTCCAAAGCTATGTCATGTCCATAAGCATCTAGTTCATCTGTATCAGCGAGATATTCCCTTTCGGCATTAATATCATTACTATCAGGTTCTCTCCATTGTATATGACATGGTTCATCACAAGATCTATAAGACCATTGACACTCATGAATCTTTTCATGCTGTATACACTGTGATAATAGAAACTTAAAATAATTCCATTTTTTAACTATAAGAGTGTTGAGATCACCAGATACATTTAAAATAACGTATATCTTATCTTCAAACATATCATATAAACCAGAGAAACTCACAGAGTTAGGTTCAAAGTCATTATACTTCTCTACTTTGAACACTACATTGTATTTTTTCTTAAAAAGTTTATTTAATCTCATTTGAACAGTTCTATAAGTTAAATGTTTATCAGTAAATAAACTCTTATTAGAATCTAATAGATTGTTAATATCTTTAGTTAAATACATATCTCCCTCATAGTTTTATGCCTGAATAATCTGGCTGATTATTTCCACTCGTATCGAATAGCTTTTTAAAACTCATATCTGTCGATTTATTATCGTCTAATTCTACTCCGGAATCAACTATGTTACTTTGTGCTGCATTCTCTACATCATATAATCTCATCTTCTCTCTGTCAACACCAATAACAAATCTTTTGAATAGCGTTGGGTCATTATAACGATTCTTTAATTGTTTGACCATGAGTTGATTCATTTGTTCCAAATCTTCATTACTCATTAGAGCAAACATAAAATCTGCAGTAGCGGGTAACCCGAATGATTCGGATGTGTCGGTCAAGTCTACATCAGTGCTGGCGTATCCGGAACGCGTAGTCTGTGTAGCTGACACAACAGGCAAACTATATTCTACAGCAAGACCTCTTAATTCTTCAGCTATCGCTTTTATATATGTATAAGAATTTACATTTGAACCAGGTTTAAATCTTGAAGAAGCACATATATTCAAATAGTCAATAAATATAATATCAGGTTTAAATTCTCTCTTCAGATTTAATTCATTTAGAAGTGATTTAAAGTGTCCTGTATGAGCTGATGCAGTTGGATACTCTTTAACTATCAGCTTTCCATTTGTCTTTTCAGCATACTTGTTTATTCTGTTATTAAACATAGTCTTGGGTAGATCTTTAATCTGCTTTATATTCAAATTTAAACAATTAGCATCTATCCTTTCTGCTATTCTTTCTTCAGCCATCTCCATTGTAATGTATAAGACATTCTTACCTTGTGTGAGACAGTTAGAAGCCATATGACACATAAACATAGATTTACCAACACCCGTACCTGCCATTATTACATTGAGTGTTTTATTTGGTAAACCACCATCAGTTATCTTGTTAAAGTATTCAAGATCAAATGGTATCTTATCTTCTTTGTGATTATAGAAATCAAATCTTGATTCTGCATCATCTATATAATCATGACCTACAGATGAATCGAAGCAAGTAGATAATGCTTCTTGTAATATGTCTGGTATACCTTCTTTAGATAATTGTTTATCTTTGCCGTCTATAATTGATATAGACCTTAATATAGCGTTGTATACGGCTTTATCTTTACAAAAAGATTCTGTTCTTTCGGTAAGCCATTCTATGTTCTCGGTAGTATCTTGTTTCAGATTCTTAATCAAATCTGAACAATCTTTGAATAAATTTTCAGGTAATGTTAAGTCTTGTAAACTTATTTCAAGTGAATCTAATGTTGGACTTTTATTATACTTTTTTACAAATCCACTAATTAATTCAAATACTTCTTTGTGTTCATTATTATGAAAATAATCTTTAGAAAGAAAAGGTATTACTTTTCTTAGGTACTCTTCATTGTGAACCAGGTTCGTTAGTATCGTCAATTCTATGCTGTTCATAATTCTCCATTGCTTCATTTAATATATCATTAACAACAGTGTCGATTAAAGACTGAAAATTATTATTCTTCATATCTTCTTTTGCAATAATTTCAGGTTTATGAAGAACATGATAATTTATTCCAATAGCTGATTTCTTTTCAACTTCTTCAAATTTTAATTCTTCGAGTTGTATTATTACACCTTGATAATCACCAGATAAAACTTCAAAACCCCATCTATTATTATCAGCAAACCAAGGCTTATACAAATCATCACGTAGCATTTTCAAATTCCTTCTCTAAATCTTCTTCGGATAAATTACCAGTCATTAAATTAGAACTAGATGATTTAAATTTAGTTTCTATATAATCTAAAAACTCTTTACTTGATATGATTGGTAACCAAAAATCTTTACAATAAGTGTCTTTTAATCTATACTTTTGCTCTTCGTTTTTCCTACTATACCATCCATTTGAAGGTTTAGTTACAAATCCTCCAGCCAAGGACACATCCATCAATCCTGACCATTTTGTTATTCCACCCTCAAAACTTACTTCTACCGCTATCTTAGTTTTCTCCCTGACATAGCGAGACTTCTCGACATTAATAATAAAGTTATATCCTGTTAAACCAGATGTATCTTTCTCTTGTTGTCGACCAATAATATAAATGTTATCTGCTGAGTAATAAACACCTGTACCCCCTGATACAACATCTTTAGGATATAAACCAATTTCTTTATAAGTGTGGTTAACTACAACCATTGGAATATCTTTTATTGCAAGATGAGGTGTTATCATTCTAAACAAACTTTTCAATTGTTTAGCTCTGGACATATCAGCTACTGATTTGCCAGATAATGAATCTTCTACTTCTTTTCTTGATGCTAGATTGCCAACAGAGTCGACAATAAATATAATCCTGTCACCGCGTTCAATATTGTTAAGCTGCTGCATAGAGTCGTGCTTAAGCTGTTCGACATCTGTGACGGGTGTGTGTAACACACGATTTGTGTCAATACCAAAGGACTCAAAATAAGATTGAGGAGAACCAAACTCAGAATCATAAAACAAAACAACACTATCATCATATTTGTCCATATAAGATTTTGCAAGAAGTAATGCAAATGCTGTCTTAAAATGCTTAGACGGCCCTGCAAATACGGTTAAACCTGGTGTCAAACCACCATCTATCTTACCTGATAATGCAACATTGAGCATTGGTACTGGAGTTTGAATCATATCTTTCGAATTAAAAAACTTTGATTCTGAAAGAATGTCGGTATCTTTTATTGTTGAATTTTTCTTTATTTTTTCCATTAAGGACATAACACACCTCTACATAGTTCACTATAATAACCCATTATAAATGTAATTACAAAAAAAATCAATATGAGTAACCTAACCAAATAATCCTTCAAGTGTAGCCTCTTCTTTTACTTTCCATCCAACACATGCGAGAAGTGAATTGAGAGGATCAAGAAATGCTTTTTGAAACATCATTTGATAATCTACATATTCTGAAACTTTAAATTCAGGTGGTATACTACTCTGAAAAGTTATAACATTTGTACCTAATGGATTGGGTTCTTTAAGATATACAAACTTAATTTTATCACCTTCTAATAAAGTTTGATATTTTGTTTCTAATCTTTTTTCTTTCAAAAGATGATTATACATCAAAGCTCCTCTAACGTGTATAGGAGTTCCTTTTTTAAAAATTGCATTAGCATCTCTATACTTACCTACGTTATTTACAGTTCGAGGAAACGCAATCTCTTGTGGTGATAGGTTATACCATTTCTCCTCAAGATCTTTTACAAATTCTCGTAACTCATCTTCTGTCTTTGTAAGAACAAAACCTACAGACGACCTCAAAGCTGTTCTTACAGATTGTGGTGTTGACGATCTTACAATCTCCATACCTTGTACTTTAAGTTTTGGAGGATCATATTTTATACCTTCTGAATCATAAACATTCAACGCATATCTTTTCTTAGCTAACCACACACCATGATCAGCAATTACTTCTCGTTTNAATGTTATTCGTTTCTGATATACATTTGTATATTCAAATATTTCATTACATGCATTATCAATAACTTTAGTAAGAGCTGTATCACAAAACTTATCTAATATTTCTACTATTTCTTTTTTAGATTTATTAGCATAATTTTGTTCTACAAACTTACCAAGTGTTATATACGTTGAATCNGTGTCTGAATANAATGAATATTCAATATCTTTAGTTTTACATATTTTGTTTAGATATTCATTTACTCTCTTTGCAACAAAACGAATTATATACTGACCAGTCATTGTAATGCCTTCAGCTATCCTTGTATCATAGTATCTGAAGTATTGATTACCACTTGCACCATATAAACTATTCATCAGAATCTTAGCAGCCATTTGTTTAGAGTTAAGACTTGTAACATGCTCAAGATCACCTTTCTTCTGAGCATCAATCATTTCTTTCTTAACTTTCTGCCTCATACTAAAGTACCAATTGATAAGTTCAGGTAAAACACCAGTCTTATCTTTTCTAAAACACTGACCGTTAGCAGCCATTGTTATGTCATCATCTTTTAGTTTAGATGTATTAAATTTACCATCAATTAACATATCAATAGATTTTTCTGTATCACCCAAATGCTTTTCTCCTTCAATCAAACTATCAGGAGACATATTGTATGTCATCATTATAGATGGATATAGAGATGTAGCATCAAACGATACTACCCAATCATACTTCTTAGGTTTTGGGTCTTTAACATAAGCACCAAGTATCATTCTATCAACAATCTGATCTTGATCAAATCTTGTTCTTGGAATTATGTTATCATTAAGTAGTTTGTTATAGATAATACAATCCCAAGTTCTTACAGAAGAGAACACATCAATATAATTACACTTTGCATTATAAGCCATTGTGACTATAAGGTTGATTAGTTTCATCTTATCTTCTAGCCGATCAACAAGCTCTACGTCTACAATATTATTATATTCAGTAAACAATTTCCAATCTTTTGTATAAAATTCCTTAAAGTTTTCATAATTATGTTTTACTTTTTGTGCATTTAACTCTTCTTTAGATACAAAGTCCAAAGAATAAGATTCAAGTGTTTTATATGCAAACTTCTTATATAATTGCATATAATCAAGTATTGATATGCCCTGCCACTCATATGCTAGTTGTGTTCTGCCCTTGGCATACGGCACCTCCTTTGTTACAAACGTGCCATATGGAGAACATTCTTGAACAGCACTTTCACCAAGCACTTTAACTATACGTGAGGATAAATAAGCTATATCAAAGAGCTGAACATTCCAGCCAGTTATTATGTCTGGATAGTCTTCTTTGATGTGAGTTATGAATTTACGTAACAAGTCAAATTCATCTTTACATTGAACATAATTAACATTATTTTGTTCTGATATAAAAGGCTTACATCCAAACGTAGTTATTTGTTTGGTATTGAAATCTTGAGTTGTTATCAATAATATTTGTTCCTGAGCTGTTCTTGGATCAGGAAATCCATATTCTGTCGAAGTCTCTATATCAATAGTGAGTATTTTAATTAAAGACATATCGAATTCTATGTCATTGGGGAAGAACTTACTTATTAATTGGTATGCGTAGTTTGTGTTACCGTATATGGGAAAATTCGACACTTCTCTATACTTCTTTATGAAATCTTTAGCACCGTAGAGGTCTTTGAATTTAATTCTCTCAAGGTTGTTGCCTTCGAGTGTTTTAAATTTAGAATCTTTATGAGTGCGTTTGTATAAACTTGGTTGAAATGGTAATTTTAAGTTTACACGTTCGTTATCCTTTATGCCTCTAAAGTAGACATAATTTCCACGACCGTAAACATTAGTATAAAAGAAACTCATATTATTATAGTACTACCAAATTGATTTTAGAACAACGTAACTGCAGAGGAGAATTATGGATCCAATAACTGTCTTGACTCTCGCTACAACTGCTTTCACTGGTATAAAGAAAGTAGTACAAGCAGGAAAGGATGCAGAAGATATTTATAGACAGCTTTCAAAATGGGCTGGTCATGTGAGTGATTTAAATGAATGTATAAAAGATGTGGAAGAGAAGAAACCAGGAATGTTTGAAAAAATAGGTTTTGCTAAGAATGAAACTAGCGAAGCATTTGATCAGATTATTGCTAAAAAGAAAATAGAGGAAATGGAAAAAGATATACGTCATATGTTTACATGGGGTGAACTTCACCATCTTGGACTTGATGGATACAAAGATTTTATTAGGAGACGTCGTAAAATAAAAGCCGATCGCGAGAAGATGATCTATGAACAATTGAGAAGAAAAAAGAAATTTCTAAATATAGTTAAACAAACAATTATTGGTGTAT